GAGGCGATGGCGTCGGCGGTGCGGGCGAAGGAGGTCCGCCACCTCGGTGATCCGCTGTTGATGCAGGCGCTTGGCGGGGCCGGCCGGCGTGATGTCGGTGACGGGCTGTGGATGTGGTCGCGGCGCCGCTCGGATGCGGACATCGCTCCGCTGTATGCGGCGACGGAGGCGCTGTGGGTGCTGGTGTCGTCGCAGGAGCTGGCGCCGGATGACATCGGGATCTACGTGTTCTGAGGACAAACCATAAGGACCCAATGAGGCCAATGGAGGAGCAATGCAGGACGTTCGCGTAACGCACATCGGCGGTGTCAGCTTGATCGAGAACGCTGACTTCCGCACCGACGAAGGCGACTTGATCGTCTTCCGTAGCGGCGAGATCGTGGCCCAGTTCGCTGCCAGTAAGTGGAGCGCAGCGATCAAGGCCGACGTCCCCGCGACCAGGACGCGGTGAGGAAGGAATTCGGATGACGACTCCGAAGCAGGACCGGAATGGTGTGCCGGGGCCGGGTGCGACGGGTGGGAACGTGGCCCAGCCGGGGCCGGACGCGATCGGGGAGATCCGGTCGGCGCAGAAGCAGGCGCAGAACGCCGGTACCTCCCGGGCGTTCGAGGGCCGTGGGCTGTTCGTGTCGCCGGCGGGGTCTGGTGTCGACGGCCATGAGGTCGGCGGCTACGGCGCCATGTTCGAGTGGGACGCGGGGTTGGCGATCAACGAACCGGCCGGGGAGGCGTGATGGCCTACCAGGCGGGTCAGGATGGGCCGTTGAACGACACGGCCCGGCAGGCGGAGGCGGCCAGGGCGTCGGCGGAGGCGACGGCGGCGCGGCAGCAGGCGCAGGCGAAGACGTTCATCCAGGAGCACGGCGCGGCGGCGCTGTCCGGGCACACGGTGACGGCGGCCGAACGCTGATGGCGGGGCGGCGGAAGGGCGGCGGACGTGGCAAGCCTGGAAGCACGGCGGCCGGAACCCCACCCGGATCCGGAGCGAACTTCAAGGCTGTCGCGGCCAGCGCCGCCAAGTCGGGAGCTCGTGATCCGGCTGCGGTTGCCGCGGCTGTCGGCCGGCGCAAGTACAGCAAGGCAGGCATGGCGAAGCTGGCGGCAGCGGGTCGCCGTAAGAGCGGCGGCGGCGGCAAGCGGAAGTAGGCGCCGGGCCCGCACCCCGCAGGCGCAACTGTTCGCGGCGGTCGGCGGGATGCTCGGCGGCGGCGCGCTGATCGGCGCCTGGTGCGTGGGTCTGCTGCTGATCGTCGGGTCGCTGCTGGTGGCCGTGGACGCGCTGCTGCGGGACTCGGAGACGGAGACGCAGGCGCGGGTGACGGCGACCCACGAGGACGTCCTGGAACGGTGGAGGCGAGCTAGATGAGGCTCGTCGACCGTGTGATGGACCGGTACCGCACCCAGGGCTACTACGAGGGCCTCGCGTCCGGCGCTGCGGTACTTACGACCTACGGGTCGGACTCGACCCGTGAGGGTGCGCTGCAGCAGGTCGTCGCCGCCGCCCAGGAGGCCTACTCGACCAACGGCGTGGTGTTCGCCTGCGTCCTGACCCGGATGATGCTGCTGTCCGAGGCCCGTTTCCAGATGCAGTCGCTGGTCGACAAGGGCTTGTACGGCACGCCGGACCTGGCGATCCTCGAGCACCCGTGGCCGAGTGGCACCACCGCTGAGCTGATCGCGCGGATGGAGCAGGACGCGTCCACCGGCGGCACCGCGTTCGTGTGGAAGCCGGAGCCGGACCGGCTGGTGCGGATGCCCCCGGACGAGGTGACGATCATCTCGGAGGTCAAGCACGGCCCGGCCGGGCATTACCGGGAAGTCATCGGCGTCGACTGGGACCCGAACACCACGAACCTGCCGGGCCTCGGCCCCGGGCAGGGCGAGAAGTCGGAGACGGCGCAGACGCTGCCGATCGACGAGGTCGCGATCTGGGCGCCGTACCCGGACCCGCAGGCGCACTTCCGCGGCATCTCCTGGCTGACACCGGTGATGACCGACGTGCAGGGCGACTCCGGGTTGACCGCGTACAAGACGCAGTACCTGGATCATGCGGCGACGCCGAACATGCTGGTGCAGTACCCGCAGAAACTGCGGCCGGACACGATCGACCGGGTCGTCGAGCGGATGTCCGAGCGGTACGGCGGGGTCACCAACGCGTTCCGCACGATCGTGCTGGACCAGGGCGCCACCGGCACCGTCGTCGGGTCGACGTTCGACCAGATGGACTACTCGCATGTGCAGGGCGTCGGTGAGGACCGGATCTGCGCGGCCGCCGGGGTCGACCCGGTGCTGCTCGGCCTGTTGACGATCGGCCGGCCGTCGGTGGCGTACATGGACGCGATCCGGCGGATGGCCGACCTGACCTGCCGGCCGCTGTGGCGGTCGATGTGCTCGTCGCTGCAGAAGCTGGTCCCGAACGTGCCGGCGTCGGGGGTTCGGCTCTGGTACGACGTGTCGGACATCGCGGCGCTGCGGCAGGGTGAGCTCGAGCGGGCGCAGGCGACGCAGGTGAAGGCGGCCGCGTTGATCACGTTCGTGCAGGCCGGGTTCACGCACGAGTCGGCGGTGGCGGCGTTGTCCGCCGACGACGTGACGCTGCTGAAGAAGGACCTGGCCCCGGCGACGGTGCAGAAGGCGCCGTCGGGTGGGCAGTCGGGGGTGCCGCGGGCGCCGACAGGGATCACGCAGGCGCAGACCCCGGCGTCGAAGCTGCCGTCGCCGAACACCTTCGCGAACCTGCCGTCGGTGAACGGAGCCAGCCATGGCTGAGTCGCCAGTACCGCACCCGGGGAGCGCGGAGAAGCTGCACGAGTATTGGGTGCACGGACCGGGCGCGGCGAAGATCCGCTGGGGTTCCCCAGGGGACTTCGACCGGTGCACCAGGCAGCTGGAGGAGCACGCGCACTTCACGCCGGAGCAGGCGCACGGCTACTGCAACCTCGCACACCACGCGGCTCTCGGGGTCTACCCGGCGACACACGCGAAGCAGGAAGGCCACGGAAGGGCGCAGCGAATGACGACATACACCCGCTCGTTCGCGCTGGAGGACATCTCTGTCCGGGCCGGCGGCGACGGCCGGACCGTGGACGCCTACGCGGCGGTGTTCGACACCCCGGCGAAGGTGCACGACCAGGACGGCGAGTACGAGGAAGTCATCGACCCGACGGCGTTCAACCGGGCGATCGAGCACGCGCGCCGGGCGAGCGGCGGCTGGAACATCCCGGTGATGTTCAACCACGGGATGACGATCTGGGCGACGCCGAGCGAGCGGCACAGCGTGCCGATCGGGGTGCCGGAGGAGATCCGCGCGGACAAGCGTGGCCTGTTCACCCGCACCCGCTACCACCGCTCCCAACTCGCCGACGAGGTGCTGGAGTCGATCCGCGAGGGCAGCATCACCGCCTACTCGTTCTCCGGCCAGTTCAACCGCTCCGACCCGCTGGTGCCGCGCGGCGGGTTCCGCGCAGGCCGCGGCGGGGAACTGCCGACGGTGCGGCGCACCGAGTCGAGTCTCCGCGAGTACGGCCCGGCCCCGTTCCCGGTCTACTCCGGCGCCGAGGTCGTCGGTGTGCGCGCCGAGCAGGCCGCGCTGATGCTGTCGAGTCTTCACCCGGACGAGATCGCTCGTCTGGCGACCATCTTCCGTTCCGGCACTCCTGTCGAGGACCCGCCGGGGCTAGGCACTCCCGACGACTCGGGACCCGCCGCCGGGGACCCGCCGACGCTCCGTCGGCACTCCATCCGGTCTCACCGCGAAGTGATCCAGCAGGCGCGTGCCGAGTGGATCAGGAAGGCAAGCCGATGACCGAGGCCATCGAGCGGACGACGGAGCCGGCGGTCCCGGCCGGCAACCCGTACCGGACGCTTCAGGAGATCGAGGACCGTCAGCGGTCGATCAAGCTCGACCTCGCCAGGATCGATGAGATCGCCGAGCCGACCGCCGAGGACGTGGCGTGGCAGGGGACGCTCATCAAGGAGTGGGACGCCAACGAGAAGCAGGCCGAGCCGCTGCGGCAGCGGATGGCCGACCTGCGCCGGATCAACAAGTCCAGCCAGGAGCCGGCGAACCGGGAGCCCGTCGAACGGCACCGTTCCACCCCGGCGGGCTGGGGCGGCACCCCCGACCTGGCGGTCCGCACGTCGACGCTGGACCCGCTGGCCGACATGGACCGGGTCCGGCAGAACCTCGTCGGCCCCGACGAGCTGCGGGCCCGCGCGAAGATGCTGATCGAGCGGGACCACAAGCGGTACGAGCTCGACGACGCCCGCGCGGAGATCGCCACCCAGCGGGCCGAGGGCACGCTGGGGCAGGTCGCCCGGCACATCCTGATGACCGGCACCCCCGAGTACCGGGACGCGTTCCGGGCCTACCTCGAGGACCCGTCCACCGGGGAGCAGCGGTTCCGCGCGATCAACCTGACGAACGCCTCGGGCGGGTTCCTCCTGCCCTACGTGCTCGACCCGTCGATCGTGCTCACCAACAACGCGTCGGCGAACCCGTTCCGCCGGGTGTCGCGGGTCGTGCAGACCACGTCGAACGCCTGGCAGGGCGTCAACTCCGCCGGCGTCACCGCGGCGTGGGTCACTGAGGCCGGCACCGCCGGGGACAACTCGCCGCTGCTCGGCCAGATCCAGGTCACGCCCCAGAAGGGCGTCGCGTGGGTGTTCGGCTCCTACGAGTCCCTCGACGACACCGACTTCGGCACCCAGCTGCCGACGCTGCTCGCCGACGCCCGGGATCGGCTGGAGTCCGCGGCGTTCGCCACCGGGTCCGGCACCAACCAGCCCCTCGGTGTGGTCGCCGCGCTCGGCACCGGCTCGCGGGTCGCCCCGTCGGCCACCGGCACCGCGTTCAACGGCACCGGCGCCATCCCCGACGTCTACAACCTGCAGGCCGCGCTGCCGCCCCGGTTCCGGAACTCGTCCAAGGCGACGTTCATGGGCAACATCATCCAGCTGAACAAGGTGCGGGCCCTCGACCAGTACGGCGGCGGCGCGTTCTGGGCGAACCTGACCTCGGACACCCCGGCGTCGCTGCTCGGGCAGCCGATCTACGAGGCCTCCGACATGTCCTCGACCACGACCGGCACCTCCGGCGCCACCGGCACCGGTTCGGCGACGCTGCTGTTCGGGGACTTCAACCAGTTCATCATCGCCGACCGCGTCGGTGTGTCGATGCTGTACGAGCCCATGGTCAAGGGCACGGCCGGGTCCATCCCGACCGGCCAGGCCGGCTGGTACATGTTCTGGAGGACGTCGTCCACGGTGTCGACCACCGCGGCGTTCCGCTACCTGACCATCAGCTGAAATCCCTGACTGAAATCAGCTGAAGTTCCCTATCCAACCCACGGTCGCCGAGGCCGGGTCGCATCCGAACGCGGCCCGGCCTCGGCTCGTTCGGAGGCCCAACGAATGTTCAACCCGCTCAGGATCGCCCGGGAGGCGGTCGAAACCTTCGGCGCGCTGCAGAAAGTCGGCGAGCTTGCCGGCCTTCTGGCTCTGCTCGTCGACCACGAACCGCAGGTCGTCGTCGAGATCGGCTCGGATCACGGCGGCACCCTGTGGGCCTGGCAGCAGCTGCCGTCGGTGCGTCGGGTGCTGGCGGTGGACCTGCCGCTCGGCGGCTTCCACTCCGGCCGCAGCCTCGACACGCACGGCGTCGAAGTCGTCTACGGCGACTCGCACAAGGACGAGACCCTGGCCGAACTGGCGGACCTGCTCGCCGACGACCGGGTCGACCTGCTGTTCATCGACGGCGACCACACCTTCGAGGGTGTGAGGTCGGACTTCGTCATGTATTCGCCGCTGGTGCGGCCGGGTGGGCTGGTCGGCTTCCACGACATCCTGACCCACCCGAACATGCCCTACGTGGCCGTGGACATCCTGTGGCGGCAGTTGGCGCAGGAACGGCTGCCGCTGGAGGAGATCATCACGGACCCGCCGACGTGGGGCGGTATCGGCGTCCTGTACAAGACCGGTGAGGCCGCCCTGGCCGGGGGTGAGACCCGGTGACCGAAGGACGCACCCTGACCATCGGCGCCGTCCCGCACGCCCCCGACGGCTCCGGCTACTACCGCTTCTTCCTGCCCCTGAAGCACCTGGGGGAGAACTCGCGGCACCTGTACGGGATGCCGGAGCGTCCCGGCGGGATGCTGGCCCCCGATGACGTCGACGGCCTGGACGTGCTGGCCCTGCAACGCCCGGCCGGGCGCACCGGTACGCGGATGCTGGAGCGGCTCGTCGGCCGGGTGAAGCTGGTGTACGAGACCGACGACGACATGCTGCAGGCGGAAGCGTCGGGCCTGCCGCACCTGGTCGGCGAGCAGGTGAAGGAGTCGATCCGCCGCTGCATGCGGCTGTGTGACATGGTCACCGTGTCCACGCCGTACCTCGCCGAGCAGGTCCGGCCCTACTGCGAGAACGTCGTGGTGCTGCCGAACTTCGTGAAGTCCGGGCTGCTGACCCTGAACCGGCCGCAGCCGCAGCGGCTGACGATCGGCTGGGCCGGCGGCACCTCGCACCTGGTCGACATCGTCACCGTCGCCGACCCGCTGCGGGACGTCCTGGCGGCGAACCCGGACGTCGACATGCACTGGATCGGGTTCGACTACTCCCCCGAGCTGACGCGGGCGCGGCTGGACTCCCCGCTGCAGCGGCAGTGCCGGTACTCGCCCTGGTCCCGGGACGTCGGCGACTACTACAAGAAGATCGACTTCGACATCGGGATCGCGCCGCTGGCCGACGTGCCGTTCAACAACTCGAAGTCCCACATCCGGACGCTGGAGATGGCGGCCTGCGGGATCCCGGTCGTGGCGTCGAACCGGCTGCCCTACTCGGAGTTCGTCGTCGACGGGAAGACCGGCTGGCTGGTCTCGTCCGAGGACGAGTGGCGGCAGCGGCTGACCGACCTGATCAACGACCCGGGCATGCGGGCGGAGATGGGGGCGGCGGCGAAGGAGCAGGCCGCCGAGTGGGTAATTGAGGATGGCTGGCGGTTGTGGGAACAGGCCTACGAAGCCGTCGCGGCTACCTGAGGAGTTGGCAGAGTGAAGCGCAAGGTGCAGATCGAGGTCGTCGGCCCGGTGCAGGACCCGTCGTCCGGTGAGGTGCTGATCCAGCCGGGGACGAGGTTCGACGAGGGCGCGGCCGAGCTCGAGGGGCTGCCGGCCAACATGCTGCGGGCGGTGCTCTCGGAGGAGGACGGGGCTGACGACAAGGCGGCCGACAAGCCCGCCGACAAGCCGGTAGCCAAGCCGGCCGTTGCCGGTAAGAGCGCCTGACATCCTGGAACTGGCGGCCCGCCGTACAGCCCTCGACCCGGTACGGCGGGTCGCCTTTCCATGCCCACAGGGGAACCCCGATGACTGAGCTGCAGCCGTTCGTCGGCGTCGTTACCGCTGAGGTGGTCGGCCTCGCCGAGCACCCGGCGGAACTGACGCCGGAGCAGAGAGCCCACCTCGGCCTGCCGGCCGAAGAAGAACAGCAGGAGGAGGGCCGATGACGGCCGGGCTGTCCACGACGCGGGGTGCCGCGATCCTCAACATCTACCGTTCGACCGCGTATTCGGCGGTCAGCCCGTTCGTGAAACTGCACACCGGCGACCCGGGCGCGGCGGGCACGGCGAACGCGTCGACGAACACGACCCGTAACGCCCCGACGTTCGCGGCGCCGTCGTCGAACTCGATGGCGCTGTCGTCGCTGGGCACGTGGTCGATGACCACGTCGGAGACGATCACGCATATCTCGATCTGGGATGCGTCGTCGGCGGGGAACTTCCAGGAGTCGTGGGCGCTGTCCGCCGGTGTGCCGGTGGTGAACGGTTCGACGTTCTCCCTGACCACCCTCACTCTCTCGTACTCGCCCACCGCGGCCTGAGGAAGGACCGACAATGGCCAAGGCTGGCTACGCCGTCACCACGTCCGCAGCGGTGGCGCTGTCCGCGGCGACCGCGAAGACGACGCTGATGGTGATCTGCCCGGCGCAGTTCGGGATCGACCTGAAGAAGTTCCGGGTCAGCTTCGATGGGGTCACGTCGTCGGCGGTGCCGGTGCTGGTCGAGCTGGTCACGTCGACGAACGCCACCAACAGCACGCCGGGTACGGCGAACACGTCGGAGTCGGCGAACATCCAGCAGATGTACGGCCGGTCGATCACCACCGGGTTCACCGCGTTCAGCGCCAGCACGTCGGAGCCGACGGTGTTGACGGTGGTCGAGCGGTTCCTGCTCACGCCGACCGGTGGGACGATCTTCTACGACTACCCGCTGGGTGACACCCCGGACACGGCGGTGTCGTCGGGGATGGGTCTGCGGCTGACGGCGCCGGCGACGGTGAACGCGCGGGCGTCGATGACGTTCGAGCGCTGCTAGGGGTCTGATGCGGGTCGTCCGCTCGAGAGTGGCCCCGCCGGGTGCGGCTCCCTCAGCCCCGCAGGCGGTCACGTCGATCACCGCGGACGCGGCCGCGACGGTGTCGTTCCGGGCACCGTCCTCGTCCGGGTCGTCCTCCATCACCTCGTACACGGTCACCCCCTACATTGGGGGGTCGGCCCAGACCCCGACGACGGTCGCGACCGGGTCACTCGGGTCGATCTCCGGGTCGGACGGCAACACGTACATGCAGGCCGCGGTGACCGGGTTGACGAACTCGACGGCCTACACGTTCTCCGTGCACGCCACGAACGGCGCCGGGATCGGGACGGAGTCGTCGCAGTCGGGGGCGAACACGCCGCTGTCCGGCCTCGTCTTCGGGGACGACTTCAACGGGTCGGCCGGTGGGCCGGTGGACCCGGAGTGGTGGATCTACGACCGGTGCGGCTTCCTCGCGCAGTCCGAGGTGCAGTGGTACAAGCCGGACCACTGTGTGCTGGACGGGTCGGGGAATCTGAAGCTGACCGCCGAGCACGTGTCGCAAACCGGCACGACGTACCCGTCGGACGGGAACCGGACGGTGACGCAGCCGTGGACGTCGGGGGCGTGCCAGTCGAACGCGAAGACGTGGGTGCCGGCGGCCGGGAACACGATGACGTTCGAGGCCAAGTTCAAGGTGTGCGCGGACTCCGGCAACGGCTACTGGCCGGGGCTGTTCTGGCTGAACGGGCAGTCGGCCCTGGCGTGGAAGACCGACCCGGATCAGGGTGGCTGGAACAACACCGACCATGCCGAGATCGACATCGCCGAATGGCCGTCGGGGCAGTCGTCGGCGACGAGTTACCTGAACAACACGTGGATCACGTCGTCGCCTTCGACGCACACGGAGAACACCCCGGGCACCAACTACTCCGCCGCCCCGCACACCTTCTCGGTGCAGTGGAAGCCGTCGGTGAAGACCACGTTTTTCCGGGACGGCGTCCAGACGATCAACTACACGAGCGGAATCCCGACCTCCGGCTGCCATTTCGTGTTGCTGCTGTATCTGCAGATGATGGCCGGCGGGCCGACCACCACCGAGTCCTGCCTGATCGACTACGTGCGGGTCTTCGACCAGAACCTGGGGTGAGGGATGCCGGCGCCCACCGCAGTCACCTCCGTCGATCTGGTCGAGGGCACCGGCAACCGCTCTTTCTCGGCGGTCACGACGCAGGCCGGGGATTACCTAGTTGTCGGGATCCAGGTCGAGGACGGGGCCAGCAGCGCGAGTTTTGTCCCGTCGGCGACGGGCGTGACGTTCCCAGGTAGCGCTAACGTCGATTCGGGGACGGCGAACGGGAACTCTCGGGGCCGGGCGATCATCTGGGTCGGCTCCGACTCGGCCGGTGGTAGCCGCAGTGTCACGATCACCGCCACGGCTGGGCATAACTACCGGGCCCGGGTGACCGTGGTCCGGGGATCCACTGGGCCGAGCGGTACGGGCGCCAGCGCGACCGCGCAGACCGTGTCGGTGACCCGCACCGGCAACAACTCCATGGTCTTCATGGGTGTCACCGACTGGTCCACAGGGGCGGTCGGTTCGCCGGTGTGGACGCCGGGCGGGTCGACGACTGCGTCGCAGCAGGGTTCGGCGGCGACGTATATCTTCGGCCGTTGGGACGACTCCGGGTCGTCCGGGACGGCGTCGCACGGCATCTCTTCGCCGAGCTACACGACCCCGTCGGTGGCGGCGTTGGAGATGCTGGGCACGGCTGGTGGTGCGACCGTGGTCCCGGCGCAGCCGATCGTGGTTCCGATGCTGGCGGCGATCCAGGCTGGGAGCTGGTAGGCGATGGCGGCCCGCCTGGGGCGCATGCAGCTTCAGTACGTCGTCATCGTCCGCACCCCGCAGCCGCCTGCTGCGGGCGCCGGTGACGTCAACGGCGTAGTCACAGCGGCGGGCACTGTTGTCGGCGCTAGAGCGGACGCTGGGGACGTTGCCGGGGCGGCTACGGCGTCGGCGACTGTGGTCGGGACGGTCATTGGCCCGGCGGTGCCGGCTCAGCCGGTCGTGGTGTCGGTGTGGCAGGCGGCGTTCAAGGCGCGGGTGATCCTCGACCCGACCACTGTCGTCTTCTCCCAGGTGGTGCCGCCGGCTGGTGCCGGGGACGTCACCGGCGCTGCCACCGCGTCCGGCACGGTGGTCGGCGCTCGAGCGGACGCCGGGGACGTTGCTGGCGCGGGCACAGCCTCGGCCAGTGTCGTCGGGCAACGCGCCGACGCCGGAGATGTCACCGGCGCGGCTACGGCGTCGGCGACGGTTGCTGGTGCTGCTGTGCCGCCGCCTGCGCCTGAGCCGCCGATCGTGGTGTCGCCGGGGCAGGCCGCCGCGTTCCGGGCCCGGATCAACTACGACCCGGTCACGATCATCGCGGCGCCGCGGCCCCCTGCGGCCCCGGGCGCCGGTGATGTCAACGGCGTTGTGACCGCGGCCGGCGCCGTCGCCGGTACCACGACGAACCCTGGCGCGGTCACTGGGACCGTTACGGCGGCTGGGTCGGTGGCCGGTGCCCGCGCCGACGCCGGGGCGGTCACAGGCGCTGTCACGGCGTCGGCGACTGTTGTCGGGGCCCGGGCGGGCGGCGGCGACGTCACCGGCGCGGCGACCGCGGCAGCCACGGTCGTCGGCTCCGTGTCCAGCCCGGGGCAGGTCCTCGCCGCCGCTATTGCGGCAGCCACGGTGGTCGGGCACGAGTCCGGTGGCACGTTCGCCCTGGTCGGCGCGCTCACCGCCGGTGCCGCGGCCACGGCGTCACTGTCCGGCGGCGCCAGTGCCACCAGTTCGCTGTCCGGCGGCCTGTCCCACCTCTAGGGGGTCTGATGCGTTACCCGCAGGGCTCCCCGGTGCGGATCGGCCCACCGGACAACCCGATCCTCGTCCGCGACCTCACCCAGTCCTCGAAGCCGCTCGTCGACGCGGGCACCATCACGCTGACCCTGCAGAAGCCGGACGCGACGACGGCGACGTTCACTCCGACCCGCGACGATGTCGGCACCTACCACCAGGACCTGACCGCGTCCGACTTGTCGCAGGTCGGCCCGTACCAGTGGAAGATCGTCGTCACCGGCAACGGCGCCGGAGTCACGTTCGGGAACTTCGACGTCTTCGACCCGCTGACCGTCGCGATCCTGCCACTGCAGGACGCGAAGGACATGCTGAACATCCCCCAGACGAACACCACGTACGACACCGAGATCCAGGCGTGGATCGACACCATCCTGGCCAGCCTCGAGAAGCTCACCGGCGGGCCGCTAGTGAA